GTTCAAGTTCAAAGACCTATTAACAATGGTCGCAAGGTTGAGCCAGAAAAGTGGGATGGTAAGTTCAAATCTGTTGAGCCTTTAAAGAATCAAAAGCCAGCCCAACATCGTCAAGATCGTTATAAAAAGTGGAACCATCCAGCCACAATCAATTGGATCATGGGTCAAGCTGACCCTGTAGGATTTCTAGCTTCGGTTATGCAAGGCAAAGAAATGTTTCCTGTTTACACTCAGGATCAAGATGGAACAGTGCAACATGTTGGTAAGGTTGGAGCTGACCCTGAGTTGAGGGTTATGGCTGCGAAGACTTTGCTTGGCAAGTGTGTTCCTGATTTAAAGGCTGTTGAGATAACAGCACAAATAGAAGAAAGAAAGGTGCTTGACATAAGCAAATTAACAGACAATGACCTCACCACAATTGAACGAGTTCTTGAACACGCTGTCATTGAAGGAGATCCGAGCGGAGAGAATGAGGAGATCTCTGAAGGAGTTTACCAAAAACTCATGGCAGGCGATTGAACCAGGACGAGACTTTCACGACAACTGGCACATTGATGCTATATCCGAACATCTGCAGGCAGTTGTTGAAGGAGACATTAAACGTCTTATAATTAATATTCCACCTCGGCATATGAAGTCTATCTCGGTTGCGGTTGCGTTGCCTGCTTGGACTTGGACCATACAGCCAAGCAAAAAGTTCTTGTATGCATCTTATGCAGGGTCACTTTCTATTAGAGATTCGGTTAAGTGTCGGAGGTTGATTGACAGCCGTTGGTATCAACAACACTTTGGTGAGTCTTTTAAGCTAACAGGCGACCAGAACCAAAAGCAAAGGTTCGAAAATGACAAGACTGGTGCAAGGATCGCTACATCGGTTGATGGTGCGTTGACAGGTGAAGGTGGTGACATAATCGTAATTGACGATCCGCACAATGTTCGAGAGAGTGAATCGTCAACAGTTCGTGATGGTGTTTTAGAGTGGTGGGATCAGGCTATGCAGACTCGTCTTAATGATCCTAAGACTGGTGCGTTTATTATTATCATGCAAAGAGTTCATGAAAGAGACCTCACTGGCCATATACTTGCAAATGAACTCGGTGAGGAGTGGGATCATTTATGCATTCCTGCACGTTATGAAGTCGGTCACCCAACACCAACAAGATCTCGTTTAGGTTTTACAGATCCTAGAACTAAAGAAGGTGAATTGCTTTGGCCAGATAGGATTGATGTAAAAACATTAGACAATCTAGAGCGATCATTAGGCAGTTATGCATCCGCAGGACAACTGCAACAGCGTCCAATGCCCAAAGGTGGCGGTATATTAAAACGTGAGTGGTGGGTGCCATGGGACAATCCTGATTTACCTGAGATAGAATATGTATTGCAATCTTGGGACACTGCATTCAGCGTAAAAGAAAAGAGCTCTTATTCTGCTCGCACAACATGGGGTGTTTTTAAAGAAAGAGGAATGACCTGTGCCATTGTTTTAGAAATGTGGTATGATCGTGTTAGTTATCCTGAGCTGAGAAAGCTCGCTCAAGAAGCATATCAAGACTGGGAGCCAGACGCAGTGTTGATAGAAAAGAAGGCTTCTGGCCAATCTTTATTGCAAGATTTACGCATGGCAGGTGTGCCAGTTCTTGAGTATATGCCTGACAGAGATAAAGAAGCTCGTGCCCATGCAAGCTCGGCATTATTAGAAGATGGAAGAATTTACTTTCCATCTGACAAAAAATGGGCTAAGAATTTAATAGACATCTGTGCAGCATTCCCTGCAACCGATAATGATGACATAGTTGACACATGTACTCAGGCTTGGTTAAGATTAAGAAAAGGTTGGTTTGTTACACATTCTGAGGATTTTGAAGAAGACGATTATGAGGAAAAACAAAGGATAACAATATATGGCTAGAAAACCAGTTGCGATTCAACAACAGTTAGCTCCCTTTGCAGAATCTGCTCCTGCAGATGACCTACAAGTTGAAGCGATTGGTGATGAAGTCTTAATAGGAGATCCTGAACTAGACAATGTAAAAGAGCAAGACACAAACTTCGGCACTAACTTAGCTGAAGACATGCCTGCAAAAGATCTAGTTAGCAAAGCCTCAGATTTAATTCGTTATTATGATAATGACCGTGAGGCTCGTTCTGATTGGGAAGAGCGATATAAAAAAGGTCTCAAGACTTTAGACCCAGACGGTGGGATGGAAGAATCAGAAGATGAGCGAGCAACTCGTGGCTTGTCTACTGTTGTGCATCCTATGATTGCAGAAGCTGCAACCCAGTTCAATGCGAAGGCTATCGCAGAACTTTATCCGAGTGGTGGTCCAGTAAAGGCTGTTATCATTGGTGACCCTAATGAAGAGCTAGAAGAACAAGCTCGTAGAGTTCGTGAGTTTATGAACTATCAGATAACTCAAGAGATGCCTGAGTACTTCCCTGACTTAGACCAGATGTTGTTTCACCTGCCTCTCGTCGGACAAACTTTTAAAAAGATATGGTGGGACAGCAATCTAGACAGGCAATGTTCACAGTTCGTAAAAGCAGAAGACTTTGTTGTTGCACCAGAGAGCAAAGACATTCAAACATCGCCACGTTACACACATGTTATCCGCATGCCTAAAAATGATTACAACCGATATGTTGAATCAGGGTATTATTTGCCTAGTGACGATAAAGGTGGCGACATAGATCCTTCAGGAGATACAGTCGGTGAAGTCGAAGGTGTTGATCAATATGGTGACGATGCTCAAGATGAAATAATGACTCTTTTAGAGATGCATGTTTATGAGAACTTCGAAGATGAAGATGCTGAGGTTGCTATACCTTATGTTGTAACAATAGATTATGATAACGAAAACATTGTAAGCATTCGTAGGAACTGGCATGAAGATGATGAAAGAAAGATTCGCAGGGAGTGGTTTGTTTCTTACAAGTTCCTTCCTGGATTGGGTTTTTATGGCTTTGGTTTATTTCATCTTATTGGTGGACTGGGCAAAGCAGCAACTGGATCTTTACGAGCTTTATTAGACTCAGCTGCATTTGCGAATATGCAAGGTGGCTTTAAGTTGCGAGGCAGAGTCTCTGGTGGCGAGATACAAGTCAATCCTGGAGAGTTTGTTGATTTAGATGCAACGGTTGACGATGTTAACAAGGCTATTATGCCATTGCCATTTAAAGAACCTAGCCAATCTTTATTTAATTTATTAAGCTTTATTGTAGACGCAGGTCAGCGTTTTGCTAGCACTGCTGATTTAAATGTTGGGGATGTAAATCCGAATGCACCTGTTGGGTCGACTGTTGCTTTAATCGAGCAAGGCAGCAAGTCTTTTTCAGCTATTCATAAAAGGTTGCATTATGCCCAAGGTCAAGAGTTTAAGCTAATTTCCTCCCTAAATGCTGAAAACTTGCCTGAGCAATTTACATTTTCTTTAATAGGAAGCAGCTCTGAAATCTTTGCTGCAGACTTTAATGATCGCATTGATGTCTTACCCGTCAGTGACCCCAACATTTTTAGCTCTGCCCAAAGGATAGCTCAAGCTCAGTCTGTTTTACAGATGGCTCAATCTGCTCCTGAGATGCACGATATGTATGAAGCCTACAAACGTATGTATGAAGCAATCCGCATACCGAACATTGACGAGATACTTTTAAAACCTGAAGATGCTCCGAGGTTAGATCCGATTGACGAGAACATGGCGATTATGTATGGCAAGCCTATAAAAGCTTTCCCTGAGCAAGATCACGACTCGCACATCGCAGTGCATATGCAGTTTATTCAAGATCCGTCTTTAGGAGGCAATCCTGGAGCTCAAGCAATGCAACCTATATTAATTGCTCATATTGCGGAACATGTTGCGTTATTGTACAGAGCAAGAATGGAAGCAGGAGTTGGCGTGCCACTGCCACCAGTGCCAGATTACAAGTCTACAAATTATGAAGCAAAAGACATCGACCCAGAACTCGATAATCTAATTAGCCAGCGTGCAGCACAAGTTGTACAACAAGCTCCTCAGATGAAGCAGATTGCAGCAATAACTGCACAACAACAAGGTCAACAAGAGAACCCATTACAATATGCACAGCAACTCGCTCAACTCGAAACTGAAGCCCTCAAAGCTCGTACGCAAGCTCAAATTGCTGCAGACCAAGCTAAAGCACAGTCCTCAATCCAAATTAAACAAGCTGAAGCTCAACAAAAATTACAAATAGACGCAGCAAAAGCTCAAGCAGATCTGCAAGCTAAAGTAATGAAGCTGGAATCAGAGCTACAATTAGAGCGAGAAAAGAACGCATCTAAAATACAAATGGAAAGAGAAAAGAACGCAATAGAAATGCAAAAGGAGATTTTACAAGGTGAATGATATCCTAGCATCTATTAGACCTATAAATCCTGGAGCTTTCGGCAATGTTGCGCAACAACAACAACAAGCACCAATGCCTGAAGGTGGAGACCAAATGACAGATTACTTAATGAACAAAGTCGAAGAGATCAAAAAACGATTGGGTCAAGGCGACATGGGTGCTTTAAGTAATGTTACCGAAGCTATGAGAGGTTAATTATGGAAGTTCGAACTTTAGACTCTGCGTCTGGATATGGTGGTCAACAATATTATGTTGACGATGAAGGTAAATACGCAGGTTTGGTTCCAGCTAATCAACCAACGACACCTGCAAATCAAGCTCCTACATTTTCAACTCCTGGAGCTGCAGACTATAATCCATACACTAATCCTAATGCTACAGAAGAAGAGAAAATAAAATTTCGTCAAGATAGCTTTACATATTCTCCAACGAATGAACCAGAACTAACGCCATTGCAACAACTCGCACAGGCAACACAAGCTAAGATTGAAGATGTTGGGTTAGATACATATGGTGTAAAAGATGACGAGTATAGAGTTCGATTTGATGATGGGTCATCTTTATTTGATCAAGATCTTTTAGATCAATATGGTGTAAGTAAAAAAGACTTTGCAAGTGCTTTAAGAGGGTATGGCAATTACATTGGTTCTGTTGGAACCCGACAGTCGGCTGGCAGTGGGTTTAAAACAGGATTAGAGAACATATTGAACCCTGAAGAAGCTCAACAAGCCTACCAAGATCAGTTGGCTTACAATAGAAAAGAAGATAAAGAACAAGAACAAAGAGATGCAACGAGGCAAAAACTTGACACTCAAGTTGCTAAAGAAGCTATAGAATTATTTCCTGATTTAACTTATAGCGATGCTATAGAAAGATATTATGCTTTGCCTTTTTCTCAACGAGCAAGCATGGCAGCTTCAGATATCTCAGAAATTTACAAAGGCGACAACAGTGGTCTTGGAGTTCTTGGTGCTGATAGCCTTGCCACTGCTCAAAAAAAAGCAGAAGATTATTTTAATGAGCCTGTTGAAGCTTTTTTTAATATACCAGATGTGAGTGGAGCTGTTGACGATCCAAATTATGGCAAAGGTGTCTACACTCCACCAGATGATGATCTTTATTCAGGTGGCACTTATGATGATCTAGGTGGTGCTTTATTAAATTTACCTGCTGATGCTCTTAATTTTGAAAAGAGTGGTTTTACAATTCCTGGAACAAATATTACTATTACAGCTCCCGAAGGTGACATGAGGTCGAATGGTGGTTATGGTGGTGGTGCAGGGAGTGGCAGTGGAGATCAATACGGAACAAGACCAAAGTTCGGAGCTTTTGCAAATATCTCTGGCGGTGGTGGTGGAGGAATCTGGGATCGTTTTAGAAATAGCTATCTTACAAAATACGGTTTAGAAGGTGAGACTGCTGAAATGGAGGAGGTAAAAGTCCGCTATGACCCAGAGACGAATGTTTATTTTTACCCAGACGGCACAGCTATAAATCCTGCTGATTTAGAAGGATTAAATATTAGCAATACATTCGAAGAAGAAATAGGAACTGAAAGATTTAAACTTTAAAAAGGAGACTAAAGTGGCAGACGAAAGACAACAAATGGATATGCTTTTAGAAGGTCAAACTCGAATGGATCCAGGAGCAGCAATCCCAGAGAGCGAAATGGACATGCAATTAATAAATGGTGTTTTGCAATTAATGGGAGATCCCGACGGAAGCCTTGCAGAAGCAATGGCTATGGTTAAATCAGGTCAGCCACTAAATGATGATCAAAGAAGATCTTTTTCAACTATGATTATTGAAAACATAGATGTAAATCCAGGAATGACAGACGCAGAGCGTGCAATACAACAAAACAACCAGTTTAACCAAAGAGCTCAAGACTCTCAAGCAACTGCAATCCGTAATGCCGAAGCAACTCGAATGCCACAAATGGATGCTGCTATGGATACAATGCCACCAATGCCCAGACCAACAATGATAGGAAAATAATATGGCTGAAGTAAATGTAGAAAATATGGAAGAAAACGCAGAGCTCTTTATGGAGAAGATGGGTTTTGAACATAATGCGGATGGGCTCGATATGACTGATGATCAGCTCGTAAACTTTTTATTGCTTTGCCATCAGATGCAGTTTGGCGTTAGTGAGGAAGAAGAAGTGATGGAAGATCACGACTCCGATGTTAAAGTAAAAATTATGAAAGTTGGCTCTGGCGACGATGTCCACTCCATGATGAACCAGATCTTAGGTGGCTGATGCCTGTTCGCAAGGTAAAAGGTGGCTACAGATACGGAACAAAAGGCAAAGTCTACAAGACCAAAGCTGAAGCTGAACGACAAGGTCGTGCGATACGTGCCTCTGGCTACAAGAAGACGAAATAAAGCTACCGAACTCAAGAATTTAAGATCAAGGCTAAATTTTAAGAAGGAGAATTAAATGCCACACGGTAAAAAACATGGACTTTATGAAAATATTCGTCTTAAAAAAGCTAGGATAAAAGGTGGATCTGGTGAAAAGATGCGTAAAGTTGGCTCTAAAGGTGCTCCAACAGCAGCACAATTTAAATCTGCAGCAAAGACAACTAAGAGGAAAAAGTAATGGGTAAAGGCAAAATAGTAACAGATCTTTTAGGAAGAGCAATAGGTGCTTTAGGAGAGCTAGACACTGATTTGTTGAAAAAACAATTTGGCACTAAAAGCTCTCCAGAACTTCCTTATGAACTAAAAGATGGTCAATATGATTTTACTAAATCAGCACCTCCAGATTCAAAAAGTCAAATGTTTATGTCTTTTGTTGATATGATGCATATACCAACAGGAACAAGAATACCTGCGGAGACAACAATACGAGGGAATAAATCTGACTTTACAAGAGCTACAGGAATTCCAGAACTTGATCCAGATACTGCTAGAAGAGTGCTAATGGGTGAAATAAGTTTAGATGAAGCAAGAAAGCAACTTGTACGCAAAAACATGAAAGTGGTAGATTAGCATGGCTAAAAAAGCAGTTGAAGCACCTGAAGGATTTCATTGGATGAAGTCAGGCACAGGTTTTAAGCTAATGAAGAATCCACCAACAGGATACAAAGCTCATAAAGGTGCGAGTAAAAAGGCGTCTTTTGAGGTGCAAAAGGTTCATAAAAAGTAATGGCTGAGTACAAGGGCAAAAAAGTAAAGATTGGTAAGCCTCGCAGGATTGCTAAAGGTGAAACAAGCTATGGCAAAAAGAAATCTGTTGTCTATGTTATGGATGGTGATAAAGTAAAGCGTGTAACATTCGGTGATCCAAACATGCGTATTAAAAAGAATCAAAAAGGTCGCAGGAGCAATTTTAGATCTAGGCACAACTGCGACAATCCTGGACCGAAAACAAAGGCACGATATTGGTCGTGTAAGGCTTGGTAATGGCGAGAGCAGCAATTAAAAAAGTAGCACAAGCTGAAATACGTGCTGCAAAAAGTTTTTTAGAACGTAGGAATATTTCATCTGACGAGATCTCTCCCAAGCAGTTCGCACAAGCTGCAAAAGAACTAGACAAAAGCTTCGCAGAAACTTTAAGAATATTAGCTCGTGAATTATCTGGGGGTCAAGTATAATGGATGAACAAGAATTTTTAGAACGGTTCGGAATGACTCGTGAAGAGTATGGCAATCAATACGGTGTTTTAGAAGATCCTAATATGGGTAAAGGATCAACCCTCAGACAAAAAGCAGTTGATAAAGCTGCAGGAGCTTTGCAAGGTTTGGGCTCAGATCAATACTCAGCTTACAAAACAGCACGTGATTTTTTAGGTGACGCTGATTCTTCAAGCATCGCAGAGTCGGCTGGTCTTGTAGACTTTTCTCTTTTGCAATTGCCGTTCGCAATACAAGAAACAAAAAGAGCTTATGATCGTGGAGAAAAAGTAGAAGCAGGTGTAGGTGCAACAATTGCATTGGTTGAGATGTTTCCTGGAATGAAGCTCGCATCAGCTCCATTAAAAGGTTTTTTAAGAAACTTAGGAAAAAAGTCTATGGCCAAAGAAGCACCTGTTGATTTATCAAGGAGAAAAGCATTAGGAGCAATAACTGTAGCACCTATTGCAGCAACAGCTTTGAGCAACATCCCTGTTGGTAAAGTTATTGATGATGTTGTTCCTGCTGTTAAAAATGTTGTTCCATCAAAAATAGAACCAACAGTTCTTGACCAAGAAATATTTAATCAAAATGATGGTTTAATAAATATCTCTAAAGAATTAGATTTTGTAAAAGACCTTTATAAAGTCGCTACAGGTAAAAGTATTTCTAAAGAAAAATTAGTCGAAAAAGAATTAGCACAATATCTTTACTGGTCTGAAAATGGAAATTTTCCTTTAGAAATGGCTGTAATAAAAAAAGGCGATGAAGAATTGCCTATGCATGAACTTTTAGAACTCGGAGATTCGCCAGAGTACCAAAAAGTTGCTAAAAAGCACATGGGTGATGCTGATGGCTATAACTATGGACAAACGGAAGGAAGTGAAGAATTTACAGCAAGGCTTTTTCAAGCAGAAAATCCAGATTCAATTGCTCATGATGAAGAAGTTTATGTTGACTGGATAAAATCTAAAGGAATACAAAACACACAATATTATAAAGATTTAGTTAAAGCAGGAGATGCAGACTAATGAGTGCTAAAGGTAAATTAGGTGCAAAAATATTATCAGAACTAGGTGATACAGCTTTTAGGTGGGTTAGTTCTCTTGCTGATAAACTCGGCAGACCTGCAGACGAAGTTGCCGAAGAGATGGGAAGCAAATTAATAAATCTAGAAAAAGAGATGCCTGAGGCTTTCGGTTTGTTTGACAGAATGGAGCTTTTTTCTGCTGTAAGGGAAGCTAATGAAAGAACATCAGAGCTTGCTATAGCAAGCCCACCCAACTTCCGCAAAATTGCTGCACAACTAGATATGGAGAATCCTGCTGTTGCTGATGAAGTAAATAAAACAGTTCAGGAGTATATTGGTGATGTTCAAAAAGGAACAGCTATGGGCGATGTTCCATATTTAAGTTATGAAACTCCAGGGAAAAATATATTAGGTGATACGATAACTCAATTCGTTATGCATGATGGTCGACATCGCAATAGAGCAATGGAAGCTCTAGGTGCATTAAGAAACCTTGTAAGAGTTATTCCTAAAGGTGGAGAGAAATTAGCAAGTAAACTGCCTGATGATGCAAAAGCTTATACTGAAATGAGCAACTTGCAAATTCCTGGAGAAGAAGGCAAAGAGGTTGGTAAAATGCGAGACCTTTTTAAATATTTATCTGCTATGGGCATTCCTTTAGGTGCATTAGGAGGCATGACAGATGATGAACAGAACGGGATTTAACAAACTAATGAAAGGAGGAAAAAGCATGTATGGAAAAAAGAAGCCAATGGCAAAGAAAAAGCCAATGGCAAAGAAAAAGCCAATGGCCAAAAAGAAACCAATGATGAAGAAAGGTAAATATTAATGTCTGAAGAAAGAAAAGATGTTACAGTTAAAGTCACTGGCGTTTCTATGTCAGGAGGTGTAAAGAATGACGGTAACAGACCTACTCAATCAGATAAAGAAAAATCTGAAGGAGAAACGGCTAGAGATAGCTGAAGCAATGGTTGAAGGTCGGGTCTCCGACTTTCAATCTTACAGTAGAAATGTTGGTATTGCGGAAGGACTACAACAAGCTTCTGAGATTATCAACGAAACATTAAACAAATTAGAAGAGGATGATTAAACCATGTCTCATCAACATGCTACGTTTAAAGTAAATACAGCTGCAACAGTTTACAAAGATGAGTCCACAGACTCAGAAGTTACAGCTGAACAACTACCAATTCCTCTGAATTGGAAAGTTCTCGTACAACCCAATCAAGTAAAAATGAAAACAAGAGGTGGCTTGCATTTGCCGACTATCTCAAAAGACAATGAGGAGTATTTAACTGCTCACGGTCGCATTGCTTCTATGGGTGATCTGGCTTTTCGAGACAGGGACTCTGGTACAGCTTGGAAGATGAATACTCCCACAGCTGGAAATAGAGTTACCTATGGCAAATATGCAGGTCAGAAGGTAACAATCAATGGTGTAAGGTTTCTTTTATTGAACGACGATGAATTAACGTCGATTCTTCCAGAAGAAGTTGAAATCACCGCATACTTAGCGTAAAACTTGGAAGGACGCAACCATGGCAAACGAAGATGTAGTAAATGAAATCGAAGAAGAGATTAAAAAGGCAAAAGGTGATCCTGAAGATTTCCAAATTGAAATAACAGACGACCCTGTAAAAGAGGCAAAAGAAGAGAAAAAAGACGTTGCTGAAGAAAAAAAGGTCGAGGAGGAAGCTGAGTATGGCGAGAAAGTCCAGAAAAGAATTAAAAAACTCGTCGACCAAAGACGTGAAGCTGAAATACAAGCTCGATCGATGCAAGAGCAAAATGATCAGCTGTCTAAAAGGCTCGAAAGACTCGAGAAAGGTTCTGTAAAAAACAGCGAGCAAGCTTTTAATCAACGCTATGCCCAGACCAAGGCAGCACTCGAAAAAGCTGTTGAAGAAGGCGATACAAAAGCTCAAATCAACTTTCAAGAACAGATGGTTGACATGCGTGCTGCAATGCGTGTTGCTGAAATGCAAAAGCAAATGCGTGATCAACGTGCAGTTTCTCCGACAGTCGGCAGAGCTCAACAAGCTGCAACCCAAGAAGTTCCTGAAAAAGCAAGTTCTTGGTGGCAACAGAACAGATGGTTTAATTCTAGTGGTTTTGAACGAGAGACTGCTGCAGCAAGAGCCATTGATGTTCAGCTAGATCTTGAAGGTTTTGATAAAAATTCTGATGAATATTATGAAAATCTAAATAATCGTTTACTTTCTATGTTTCCAGAGTTAAACTCAGGATCAAGCCCAAGTAAGGCTAGAGTAAAAAGTAGACAACCAGTTGCACCAACTACAGGTGGCTCATCTTATAAAGGCAATAGAGTGCGTATGACGCAGGATCAACTCAGGATGGCTAGGGAACTTGGTATAACAGATGAAGCAAGTCTTAAAAAATACGAGGCTGAAATCAAACGTCAGCAAAGGAGCTAATCATGACTGAGAAAAGAAACGTGCGAGCAAACGAAACTCGAAATTCTATGCGTGATGAGCAATCTCGCCCAGACACTGCATGGAAACCACCGTCATTGTTGGATGCACCAGACCCTCGTCCTGGATACACTCAACGATGGATCGCTACCTCGATTCAGGGTAAAGAAACGCCAGACAATGTATACAAACGTATGCGTGAAGGATGGCAAGCACGCAAAGCTGATACTGTGAAAGGTGAGTTGTTTCCAACTATCAATCACGGTCAATGGGCTGGGTCAATCGGAATAGAAGGGATGTTGCTTTGTGAGATGCCTGTTGAAAAACATAGGCAGATGAAGGACTATTATCACAATAGAAGTCAAGAAGCAAACGAATCAATTGCAGGCGACCTAGATGCGTTAGGACGAAAAACAGGACAACCGATCTTTCAAGAAAGGAAGTCCACCTCGAGCCGTGGCAGGGATCTCTCTGCTATGGATGATTAAAACTTTACGCTGAAAAGGAGCGAATAAATGGCTAATGTAGATGCAGCCTTTGGGTTTGTCCCAGTTCGTCATATGAGTGGTAATATTCCTCGTGCCAATAAGTACACTTGTGCTAGTGGTCTTGCAGAGAACATCTTTACAGGTGATCTTTGTGTTTTGATCAATACAGGTTTGCTTACTCCGCACACTGCAGGGGAAACCAATAACATTGGTGTCTTTGCTGGAGTATCTTATACTGCCTCAGATGGCTCATATGTTTATAGTCAATACTGGCCAACAGGCACAGTTGCTACAGACATAATCGCATACATATATGACGACCCATATATTGTATATAAAGTTCAAAGTGCAGGATCACCTGCTCAGACGAACATTGGTAATTGTGCTGATGTTGTTGCTGGTGCAGGCTCAACTGTAACTGGACAATCTGGATTTGAGATAAGTGGAACAATGGCTGCAAGTATTGCTAGCTGTAAAATTGTTGGCTTGTACGAAAGTCCAGACAATGCATTCGGCACGAACGCTGTTATGGAGGTGATAATTAACGAGCATATCCTTGGCACGAACGTCGCTTGTATATAGGAGGGTATGAAAAATGGCAATGAATAGAGCACAATTTGCAAAAATGCTTGAGCCAGGACTGAATACTCTTTTCGGTCTTGAA